TGGTTCGTCGTTGTGTACTAACTTGTCGTATTCAGCCTTTACGCGGGCTTCAACTTCCTTCTCCTTTACTTCCAACATCTTGGGAAGATATTCATCAACAAACATGGCTCGCTTTAATTTCTCTGCCGTAGCCAAATTTGCTTCATTTACATCAAGTCCTCCATTAATGAACATGCCATTAAACATATCCTCCAATCCTGCCTTGTACTCATCAGTGACCGCAAATTTAAAATCTCCATTCTGATATTCATCAAACTTCTTAAAGATTTGTTTAAAAGGTTCTATGGCTGTTTTCTTTTCCTCAAGTAATTGAGCCTGTTTTAACTCTCTGTCTTCTTTAGTAACTACCTTCGGTAATTCGATACCTGTAAGTAATTGTTTAATGCGTCTTCGTGCGTCGGTGGCTTTTAATTCAAGTTCGGTCTTGACTAAACTGTCCCATTCCTCAGGACTTTGTTCGGCATCAACACCGAGACCTTTGATAATCACCGCCTTTATGTCCGTTATTGACGATTTAGACCCATCCATCTTGCGTTCCTTCGCAATGATTTCAAGATCGCTCATGTTGTCAATGTCCGCCATTGCAAGCTCCGCCAAGACATCCTTGTCTCTATCGGGATATTTCTCTTGCAACTGTGACGCAACAAAGGCTTGCTTCATCAGGGGTTTGCTCAAAAGATCACTCATATAAGTGGTCTTCGTCTCTTCCAATTCCTCTTTATATCGTTCGGCGTTCTTACTTAACTCATCGTGGTCTTTAAGTTTCCCTTCATACTCTGTTACCTTCCCCGGTAGAGCGAAAAGTCCCTTAATCTCATCGTCGGTTTTATAGGTTGTGCCATAACGTGTATTCAAATTTTCAATGAACTCATCCGGTTTTGGTTCTTCTGGCGGTGTCGTCGGTTTCTCTGTTGGTGGTGTTTCCTGTGCACTCGGTTTCTCACCCGCAGGAGTCTCTTCCGTCGGTGACGTCTCCGTTGGGGGCGTTTCCTCTGGTGGTGTTTCTACTGCCGGAGTCTCTACCGGATTTTCCGTCGGCGGAACTGTATTAAAATGTTCAAAATCTGGCATTTTTTCTGTTTTTTTATCCTGTTTTTCACCGCAAAGATAATACATTTTTAAATAATGGATTTTCAACAATAAAAAAGCCGTCCTTTTGAGGCGGCTGTGGAGAGTTGCGGATTGGGGGTTAATCTTCGTATTGGTCAAGAAATGGTCTGATTCTATCTCTTATCATATCGTCGGGCAACATGGACTTATCGAAATCCTTAAGAAACTGAACGTATTCTTCTTTTGTCTTTGGTAGTTTTTTCTTTTGCGGAACTATCTCTGCCCATTTGCCGTTATCATAAACTGCCCCTATATCCCCACGTACTCCATCGGTTATATAAAGGTCATCATAATAACGAAACTTATTCCTTACAATATATTCCTTCCCTCCGTAAATATACTTTGTTCCAATCGGATATCCCTTTTGTGCAATATTAATTAGGTGGGATTCTATTTCTTCTCTGGTGGCGAGTCTACAATAGTCGGCCTCGTACCATCCGCCCTCATCCCCCGAAAATAAACGGAATCTTCCCTTGTCCGCACAATCATGAATGTCCGCTATCCTAAAAATGGCATCCATGCCTTTCATGTGGGGTGGATTTATATAATAAACCCACTGCCCAACTTTAAATTCGGGCTTGGGTTCAGTGTCCTTAATATACTTTATTTTCCAAACAAGATTGGTAGTAGACTGATCTATTTCTACATCCAATGTGACATCATTGCCCTTTTTGTCTTTTAATCCGTATAATTCCATAGCTTTAGTGTTTTAATTTTGTCCCAAAGGTAGAATACATCGGGGACATTTCCAAATAAATCAGCAATTATTTTTAACTTTTGTCGGATTTGGCGTTTTAGACCATTTGCGTACCCTCTAAACCATTTCCCTCCAAAGCGGTACTTTGACCCGTTTCTGGTGTCATCGGTGCGGAAACAGGCTGATTTGCCCCTTGTGGCGGTAAATTCTGCGGTATCGGTGGTTGTGGTGGATTTAACTCATTATAGGTCTGTAAACCGTTTAATGTTGACATTACCTTGGCATATTCACCTAAAACATCCCCATCCATACCAACTCTCGCTAATACATTATAAAAAATATCTCTTCTTTCTCTTGCTGTTGCCATATTATCTTCTTATTGATGTGTTTATTCCCTCTTCAGCATTGGCGGCTTCATTTACTTGAGCCATTAAATCCCTTACCATTTCCTTATTAGATTGTCTGTCCTTAATCTCCCCGCGTTTTTCTTCCTCGACAATTTTCGCCTCTGCCCCCGCCTTGATTTTAGCAAGTTCACCCTGTATCTTAACCTGTTCATTCTGTGCATTGGTCTCACCTTGTAATTTAATCATCTTCTCGGAATTAGCCTGTGTCTGTTCGCCGTTTTTGATAACAGCATAATCGAACATCTGTATTAATTCATTCATATCGACACCCGCATCCATTAATGCACCAAATTTCATGGCTTCATTGACGTTTATGCCCGGTCTTTGCTCTCTTGTATTCTGTAGGGCTATATCTACCCATTTCTCAAATCTTAAGCGGGCTTTTCTGTCTGGTCTCGCCTTTAACTTAAGTCCGTATTGTGTTCCTTCGGCACTCATCCTTACAAGTGCCTCCATATCTGCCTTGCTGATAACGCCCGCATAGGCCTTACGTATACCCTCGTTATTCTTGACACCAGTCTGTATTCTTCTCATAAGGCACTCACCACAGCTCTCCTTTATCTCTACGGCGGCATCAAGAATGGGTTTTGCCACATCTAAAGTAACCTGCACCTGCTCCTGTTTTATTTCTTCGGTATCTGAAGCTACGGGTGTATTCGCGAGTGCGATAACATCTATGCCCGTCATAGTCTTTATGGTATTCATCCACATCTGTAATGTCTGCATCGTCTCTTCCACTCTTTTCTTCATTCCCCCCTCTATGGCGGTTATTGGTAGTGCCGCACCACCTGTATATTGTCCCGTACCCGCACCATATTGATATAAGAAAAATCCCGATTCCTTAAATAATTTGATAATCTGCCTGGGGTCTAGTTTCTTACCCCCCAAAGATGCGTTTCCCAACATAGATGTATTGATAGCATAACCGTTCTCTACCATCTTAGCAAGGGAATTCTGATATCTTAAAAATGTTATCTCTATCTGGTCAAGGATAGGAACAAGCCGTTCCATAATAGATGGTTGTAATAACTGCTCTACGTGGAATGTTGATTGTGGTTTGGAATAATTCTTGCGGGATGCCATCTTAACAACACCCCAATCATAGCAATAATCAGTTCCCACAACCCACGTACACTTTCTTTTATGCTTTACAGATAATTTTTTGACGCCCGCCTTGTCCTTGTCGGTGAATTCTAAATCCTTTACCTGTGACCGCCCATAACGATCATTATAATACTTTCTCTTTTTAACGTCAATATCAGTCCATTCTGCCTCAAATACGGGTACTTTAAATCCATCATAACCATAGGCTTTTGTGGATGGGTCGATCATACTATAGCGAGTCCCCCAATCTGATGAAGGATTACCATAGGTATTCATTGCAGATTTCCCAAGATTCTTCCATACATCTTCATCAACACCGGGGAATATTCTTTTAAGTTCGGATATTGTTACTCCCTCCTTGGGAAAATAACCAGCAAAATCAGCATCGTTATAATCATGTTCATTAGAGAATTGTATTACCAACCTCGCGGGGTCTATCCATTTCTGTTTGAATTTATTGTCCTCGGAATCAAAGTAATCCCTTACCGCCCCATAGCCTGTACAGATAAGGTCGTCTATAACTTTTTTCCGTGTAACGGTGTCCCATGGACTCGGATTTAGATCGAAAGTATAACGAAGTATCTTTTGCATAGACCTTGCCACGGCAAGTTTGAAACCGCCTTGAGCCTTCATCATCTCAAATTCCTGTACTGATTTAGGATAATACGTCTGTTCATCTATCGGTATCCCTGCCTTTATCTTGTATTCATTCTGCCATCCAAGGTTTAATCCCTCAAAAAGTTTAAGATATGCTTCGTTTTCTTCTATGTCCTTGCTTTCGGGGTCTATAACGTCAACACACAGGTCGGAATCCTGTTTGTCAAACTGACCATGTAAACTGTCGCAAATTGTTGCGGCTGGGCTAATATTATCAAAAATCATATTATACCAACCCTCTTTTTTTGCCACACGAGATAATGGTGTGCTGTCAAAAGAATCTAATGCGACTGTTGAATCCGTGGTTGTGGTATCTGTAGTAAGCCATGTTTTATATTTGGACACATCCTGGCGTCCGAGACTATAAGAACGCCATGTGTCAAAAGCAGTATAACTCTTGATACCAAAAGCACATTTTCCACGACAAAACAATGAATAAATATATTTTGCATTATTCATGTGGTATGTGTCGTCTTTCTTTGCGGGGTCTATTGATTGGCTTGGGCGTGCCCTCTCGTCATTTTTGTACGCATCCAAAACAGGAATCATCTATACAATGTTTTAATTTGTTGCAAAGTTACAGATTATTTTGGATAGCATAAAAATACTGGTCACGCAAGCCATAAATGCGCTCCGCACCAATGGGGTGCGGTTTCTTTTAAAATAAACCGTCGATGGGAATAGAGTCACCCAAATTCTCGTTTTTTATTATCTCCCTTACTCGTGACTTACTTCCGAGCAATGCCATTCCGAAAGCAACAAAGAGGTCATTTCTGGTGGCGTCTTCTACCCCACGAATATTTTTCATCTGCACAAGCAAATCATCATGTTCCTCTTCTGCCCCCTTACGCTCTATGTAGTCCTTGTATTCTCTAAATATCTCTTGCAGGGTCTCGTTTGTCGTGTATCTCCCGGGTAATGGCTTAAATTTTCCAGTTGCTAAATCCGTATCATAAAGTCCGTAGCCCCCATAGTTGTTGTCAAACATATATTCTATAAATCTCTCCACATTATATTCTGGATATATCATCGCCCCAAAATATTGTGCCGCCATTAAAACATCATCCATAAATTCCTGTTGTGTCGATGGGCGATAATTATAAGACAAAACACACCTGCCACTTTTAGGATATTCGGAATCGCTTTCCCATAGAATAGCTATCCCCCCATTACTCTGCCTTGAATTACTCGCAAATCCACCTAACTTGGATGCTTGTTTTGCCTGAATCGGCGATAGATTCCTAAACATATCAACACCGCAAGTAAACTTATAACCATCCAAGGGAGTTAATGACTGCCTCCATACCTGCCGTAATCCATCATAAAAATCAATCGACCTATATCTATTTGTTAGATTCTTGGGTAAATCCATGGACATACGGAATTTGGGCATATCGGGGTCTGTGTTCCATAAAACATCACTATGGGGATCATTGCTACTCCTATAAAAATAACCGACCTTGTAATTCATTTTTCCGAATGACTTCATGCGGTTTAATTCCTCTATGCGTCTATCTACTATTTCAAGATTAAACCCAACATTACCAGAACTTCCCAACCAACAATCCGCAGATTTCATCGGGAACTTGCGTCTGCGTGAACGGTATGCCTCAAGTGCCTCTGGTGTACCCTTGGCTAATAAAGAATCAAGTACCGACTGTAATGTATCTTTAGCACCCTTCCCCGTTAATGCAAATTTAGACCTCGGACTAAACTTAATTTGTCTTGGCGTGGGGGAATCCACTACACTTTTCCCCCACCTATCAATATAACCTTCAAGTTTCTTGTAGGCGGGAATAAACACCCTTGCAAGTCCCGAATGTGTTTGTCCCATAATAGGAATTCTCTCATAAAAACAAGAAAGTTGCCACATCTTAAAATATTCCATTCCGCCCTCACCTATATCCTCGACGGTACTCGGATGCCACGCATAAGCATTACGCAAGATGTTTGTACCCCCCCCCGTAGACATGGCTATTTTATT